GGGATGAAGTCCGGAGCCCAGCGCGATGTCAACAGCGACGGCTAGATTCTTAACAGCCCATTGCCTCCCAGCCTCGCCCGGGCTATTAAGCGCGGTTTCCTCTGCTTCAGCCTCTTGCAGCGCTTCATCGACGACGACGGAGTTTCCACCGGGTCGCGGGGCTTCGTCTAGCCTCGTTTGCTCGATCTTTTTCGGCATCGGTATGTCGGGATCCCCGAGGCGGCCTCGGGGATCCGGGACGTCGGGTGTCCATCGGGTTCCGTCGAAATTCAGAGGTACTTCCTCACCCGTCTCAGCGTCGACCAACTCGCGGTCGATAGTATCAGGGATGCTGTCGGAGTCGGCATCAGGGACACGGTGGGCAGCAGGAAGTTCGCTCCTAGGAACACGCCGAGCGAGGTCGTCAGGAACTCCCAGAGTACCTGGAGCACGCACCAAGTCCGACCGCGAGCGAACGGTTCGATTGGATCCCCAGGTCGGGCCTTCTTCAAGCACCGAACCGTCATCATTACGATTTACCGTCTCGTTCAAGAAGTATCTTGGGTCTATTCTTTTTACATTTTTTCTGCGTGCCATTATCTTATTCCTTTAAAGTAGTCAACTGCCTGAGCAGCAACGTCGAACTGGTTGAATCATCCATTTTTTCATGATTGCTCACCTCCTTTATGGACCACACGGATCCCGTAATCTTCTACCAACATACTCAAGAAGTATGATGTGCCAGCACTAATACAGCCGCACATAAATGCTGTCATGGGCTGATTGCTAAAACTAAATAGTTCTGTATATGGACTTATGCCCCATAGAAACACGCCAACCCAAAATCCCATGCACAAGTGGCAGTGGAATAGGCGACCGAAGCCACCCCAGGAAGCACACTCTGGGCGTATCTTATTAAAGATGTGTCCGTGAACAATGATAAATGTCATACCGTAAGCGGCAAGTATAAAATGTAGGAGCTCCATTAATTCTTCTTTCTATTTTAAAGTTCGTGACCGTCCGGGTCTACTCCGCCGAGATCAAACTCTCTCTTCGCGCGGCTCAACTCTTGTTCGTTGGCGAAAAGTACTAGTATTACTGAGTGCGCATTCAAGGAGTGCTCGTCGCTGATTTTTTTCAGTTCGGCAGTGGTCGCGGGGTCCAGCTGATCTATCACAGCTTTAAGCCCTTCTGTATTTTGGCCCGGGATGTTACTAATCCTGACGTCACTGCGGCCTTGGAAGGCGTCGTAGAGCACTTGCTCCACCGCGGTGAATATATCGGCTCTGGCTTCCGGAGACATCTGACTCAAAAAATAGTCGCCATCCACATCAGAGAGGCGGGCCGGGCGCGCGCCCTCTTTCAAAAATCTCTTCCAGCTTTCCATTATAAGTTTCATTAGTATCGGTTCCTTAGTGGGTAGTAGTAGTAGCCCGGGCGCATCGATCCTTTCTCTCCATAGTGCGGTACTTCGCCGTACTCTGTGGAATCACGCTGGTTGGGGTGGGTATAAAGGTCTTCGAGTTCTTTCTCGTATTTATCCGCGATCTGTTCGTGCTGTGCTTCAGAGTCTATAAACTCAGATATAATATATACTGCAGCTTGAAGGGAGTTAACCTCGTCGTTACTAAAAACTTCAGCCTCTAGGGATCTAAAAAGGTTTCCTCCCTGGATGGATGATCTGTCGACTACGCCACGATCGGCGAGGAGCTCTAAGAGGCGGTTTTGATAATCATATACGTCCTCAGTAGCTACACTCTTAGGGAAACAACTAATCTTCATTGACGAGGGTACCACTGCAATATCAATCTTCTTGTGATCCATAATCAACAATGAGCCGTCCAAGGACCGGCGCGCGTGGAGTTCTACTGTCGCTTCAGGGCCGCCAATATTAATATTAATCATTAACTTGTTAACTCCTTAATGAGTTCTTGAGTTTTCAAAACTTTATTCAAATCATCCGGCTTAAATTCTCTACGACGGAATTGTTCTAAATAGGCCTCGACGCCACTAATCTTTTCAATTATTAAAGACTCGGATGAAGCCTCTTTAGCAGTATGCAGTGCGCTCTTTAGTCTGTGAAGTTCCTCATTTAGGTAAACACGAAGCTCCAGTCCGTCGTCGGCAAAACTAGTGATGTATCTATTTAATAAATCTTTTTGCTCCATTAACAGAGTTTCATATTTATTATTAAACTTCTCAATAAATGACCTATAAGTTAAGCTATCGATTGGCTCTAGCTCCGAGGGAGAGGGGGACTGTGTTTTGTCCGACATGCGGTCAACGAGGGCTTGCTCGAACAAAACCTTTCGTTTCACCGAGGCTTTTTGTCCAAAAATGGAATTAACAGATGCAAGAGATTTAAAATTTGGAACAAAGGCCGACCAGGTGTCGGGCCCTAGTCTTTTGTTTATAGATTTTATAATTCTTGATTGAGCATCAAAAAGTTCCGAGCCGTCAATTCTTGTGTGAGCTAGCTTCGTTTCGTTTAATATTCTCTCAGCAAGTTCTTTGCAAACATTGCGCGTCTCAAGAAGTGAGCGATAAAGATCCAATTCTGCGGCTAAGGGGCTGTCCTTATAGAAGTGCTCTTTTAAAATTAAAACTACAACATCTTTCTTTTTAATGTCTTTATCAACAATTGCTTTTGTCAGCGTTCTAACAAGAGCCTCGTATATAAAGGCAGTGTTTCTCTTCTTGTTATGTTTCATCTTTTTCTACCTCTCTTTTCTGCATCTGCTCCACTAATCTCCTGACCTTTGTGGTATTTTCGAATAAAGCTATTTCGCTTTTGTTATAAATAGGCTCTTGCTCCTCTTCTAGACCCACCAGTGCACGGAAGTCTTGTATTCCCAGTTCTCCCTGGCGGACAGTTCGGCTTGTATTTCGTGTGGACTCCGGTACTGCAAGATTACGATTGGCGCGTCGAGAAGGTCCCGTATGGAACTTCTTTCGTGCATCATTGTGGCCATCTTTTCTTTTATATTTTCTACTATTCTTATAATGACTGACGCTATCTTCTTCGTCGACGCGACCGGGGGCTGTAAGGAGGGGGCTCTCCTCTTCGCCGGCGCCACCATCTGCGCCCACATCAAGCTCTTCGGCTCCGGGTTCGGCGCCCGCGGCTCCCTCGTCGCCCAGACCTAGGTCATCGCCGCCTAGGCCTAAATCTCCACCTCCGCCCATGGCTGGGTCTTCAAGTAAATCAGCCTCGACGAGGCCTTCGAGGGCCTGTTGATATTTGCGGTCATAAAAGGTCTCTCTCTGGTTTCGCAAGAATTCAGAATCAGAAAGTCCTAAAATATTCTGCGCGACCCAACGCTTGCTGTAAGTCCCCTCTGGGACCGCGGTGGCGGTTTCGAACTTCGTGCGCATATATTCTAACTGCTGCAACTCCGCCAATCTAGATGGATTGTTTAAACTTATCTTAAATGAAAGAAGGTCGGTCCCCCGGAAACCTAAAGTATACAAATGTACAATCGCCATTTTTTCAAGCTCCGATACTAATGATCTTTGCAGGCGATGAATTGTTCTGGCAAAGCGAATATCTTTCTGAGCTAGGGTGGTCTTATCTTCGTCGGCACCTTCGAGATTAGTAAGATATGCTTGTGGGATTTTAAGCGCGGCGAACAATTTGTCACGAAGATATTTAACGTCATCGATATCATTGAGGCTTGATGCACCCTGCAAAGATTTAATGTCGGAGCCGACACCTCCGCGCATTGGAATGAAGTAATCCTCTTCTAATGAGAGAGGGTTGTAGCGCAGATCAACGCGACCAGTGTTAGCATCAACAAGCTGGTTGCGCTTCATTTCAGTCTTAACTTTCTCCATGTATTGGGCCACGTCCTGAGGGGGGATATTTCCCACGTCAATTTGAAAGATCCGGCGCTCTGGCGCGCGAACAACACGATAGGCAATCATGGCATCTTCAAGCAACACAAGCTGTCGCCAGATCCGTCGGCCCGGGTCGAGTACTGATGTACCATATGGAGAGTAGCGATCGTTGCCAAGAATGCGGAAGTGCGCGATCTGCCAGTTCTCGAAGGTCATGCCCGCGCTGTTCCACTGATACTGAACATAGTTAGGGTTGGACTTATCCTGACCCTCTAGTCTCTCTACCTCATTCTTGGGCATGCCGATAACTGATGTTATTCCAATTGTGTCGTCGATATCTAGATACAAAAAGAAGTCTCCGTATTTGCACATGGAGCGCGCCCAGCCGAAACAATTGAATTCTATATTTAAAACATCATAAAAAAGAGCTTCTATGATAGTTTTAATCTCATGATTCTTACAATCAATATTCAAAAGACGATCATACTCATTAGAGGTTGTCATTTCGTCTGCATATATGTCTAACGCCGTGGCGATCTCAGGCATATACTCCATCTGTTCGAAGTCAATGTAACGTTCGGCCCTGTTCTGATTTCGGAATGCCGCGGATGTGAATAGGTTATAGTTCTGCGACATGTTAGAATCATGTCTCTTGAATTCCTGACCACTAAGCGACCTAAAGCGGGACCTGTACTTCTCTAGATCATTGCGGCGCTCTTGGCGCGCGACTTGATCTCTATAATTTACAATCGGGCCAGATAAAAGTCTTGTGAGCCTCTTAAAAAGCGGTGAATTTGGATTGCGAGTGTTCTTTTCGTTGTTGTTTGCCATTTTTAGCCCTTAATTAACGCAAGATATTTTTCATTAAAACTTTTCCCTTCAAAGCTTCGCTGATTTTCTTTTGTTATCTTGTGTCCTGTCATTCCTGGTATTGTTGTTGAGATATCTGTTTTGGAAGTTGTAATAGCCGATATAAACTCTTTGCTATATTCTATTCCTTTTTGACTTTCTACAATCACTGTATCCCTCACCCAGCATCCTATTGCAAACGACATCACTAGATCGTCGTTATAGCTTCTCATCGCCTGCGGTCTTCCTGAATGCCAAATGAACGTTTTCATTTCGGAAAGTAAACGACTAGAGTTAATCTTAATTAGTTTGTTTCTCATAAACTCTTCCATTTTGGCCACGATAAGAGGTCGCGTTTTGGAGGAAGTGGTAAACCCGGGAACCACATTTGATTGCCATTGGGCTGTAACGGGATCAATGTATTGGTGATCTCCCTTTCTAGAATGGTATAAGTTAGAATACTCTTTATCAATGAGTTTTTTAAGTACTGCATACCCAATATTGTTGTTTTCTATAACCAACATAGGATTTCCATACTCTCCGGCGACGCCATAAAGTATGTCCGCAAACTCATCGGGAGTGGGTTTCCCAACGTACTCTCCCACCACTTCCATCGTTTCCAATTCAATAATATGAAATGCGCTATTGTCTTTACCGTCTCCGCGAGCTACATCCGCCACAATCAAATATGGCTTTTCGGGATCATATTGTTTCCAAATCCAGTAGTTGCGATCAAACCCGGTGCGATAGATCGGCGCTGTGGTTTTTTCCAGGTACCACTGAATGTCGTCCGGGTGTATTACTGTTTCACCGGAAACATTAAAGTTGCATTCCAACTCCTGCGCAATCTGGCGCTTAGACATGTTCCTGGTTTCTTTCTCAAACCACTTCTTGTCTCTATCCGGGTGAACGTCCCACATCAGAGTTGTCATATAGAAATCGTTTGTTCCAGTCTCTGCTTCGACACAATTCTGGTGGAACCAGTTTCCCACGCCGTTAGGAGTTGAGAGCGCAATGCATCGACCACCAGTTGACAGGGTAGGGTAGAGAGCGGTCCAGAGTTCCGACAACTTCTCAACGTGGGCGGCCTCATCAACCACCAGCAGCGACAAAGCCTCAGAACGACCAGCATCGCCAGATGTGGATGAACCTTTAATTTGCGAACCGTTGGAAAGCTCAAATGAAGTACGGTTGTCGACTTCAATATCTGAAATGCGCATCCAGGCCGGGAGGTTTTTAATGATGGCTTTAACTTTTTTAACGAGGTTGGTGGCTGTCTGCAATTTGGTTGCGACCACAAGAATGTTTTTATCGCGGTGGAACAGCATAAGCCACGCAATGTAGGCGGCCGTAATGGTGGAGATGCCTAGTTGGCGCGCCTTGAGAATTATATTAAATCGATAATCATTAAAATCTCTCAGCAAATCTTGCTGATAGTCGTATGCTTTAAAAGGAATTAGCCCCCTTTGGGGGTGAGAGATGCGGCAGTATCCGGTGGTAAAATAAACCGGGTCTTTGCCCGCTTTAACTATCTCCCTAAGAATCTCTTTCTTTGTTAGAGCGTTCCCCATAACATTACTTATTTACCTTTGCGAGTATCGTTCTTCGGACGTCCTTTGGGGCCCAAGGCTATCCACTTCTTGACCGCATCGTTGAGGCGGTCCTTGTCGGTCCCACTGTTGACATCGATAACGTCAGTAAGGCCGCCAATTCGATAATCACAATGAGCTTGAACATCCGTACGATAGTTGGACATTCTCTGGACCAGGATGTGGTGTTCACCCTCCAATTTTAAAGTTAAAGTATTTCCGGTAATGCTCTTATATTCTTTCTTTAGAAACTTGACTATCTCTTTTAACTTAGACACGACGTCGTTCTCGAAGCCGGGAGACTGGACGTCCGTGATGCGGGTCTCGGCCTGATATTTGATTCGAAGAAGTGGCCCATGGAAGGAAACCCTAAATCCATCCATAACTCGGCGATCATTAATATAATGACCCTCTTCTCTTTTAAGTCCAATGTTGCGTGCTTTGCCGTCAGCCTGAAGGCTTTCTTCATGCGCGCCGTCCCAGGCGCCATTTGCGGCCGCCTGATTAATCCCTTGAATTATTTCGTATACTGATGCCATGTTATTGTTCCTTTTTCGGTCTCCACCCTGCTGCCCACCTCTCTTCTCTTCCGTCGACGTATTGTATATAACATTCGAAGCAGGCTTCAAATTTATTCATATACAAGTCATCCCGCGGATGAAAAGAATATTTAACACAAACAGGACATGTCCTATTATGGTCTCTAGTAAGTAGTTTTTTGTTTATTAAAAATCCGTCTTGTTCTACTTTGTCTTGAGTTTCGGCAAGTTTCGCAAATTTC